TGGCCGCTGAATAAAGTGCTTTTTGAAGCCTGGAAAGTGCACCCAAAGCGATGACGTTAATTGATTGAGTGATTCCGATATTGCCTGCCTGTACGACTTCAATGGCAAGATCAACGACTGAACCGCCGAAGATAGGCACGAAATCACCATTCGAATCTTGCAATGAAATTCCCACGGAATCATTGATATTGATATTCACCTGGGATTGGCTGACATTGTAAAGCGTGAGATTGCAATACCCGGCCTGCGCCTGTTCGTAGATATTGTTTCGACCGCTTTGAATACTTAAATTGGCCAGCACAAATGACTCGTATTGCACTCCATTTATTGTGACTTCCCAAATCGGATTGAATAGGGTCATCCGACCAAAGCCCCTGCACCGCCTGTGCCGCGATAGTAGCTGTTATTCAATACTGTGGTGATGGTACGTGCTGCAGCTTCAGGATCGCCGACCACTCCCATGTTCACGGTCACGTTTGTCGTGCCTGATGCGGCAGCAATACCTGCAAGATTTGATGTATTGACCCTGTAATTTGCCCCCACGAATTCATTACCCATATCCACTACTGATGCAGCTGCCGCAGCTGTGCCGGCTGATGATCCGGAAACCGTAGGTGCTGTAATTGTTGGCACTGATGGGATTGCCGGTGTGCCTGTGCCTGAACTGGATTTTGGAATATTGACTGTAGGTGCTGATGAGATTGGAATCAAAGGTACGTTCGGCAAGATTGGAATCGAATTGTATTTTGTGAGAAGCCAATTGATTGCAGAGATTGCCCCGGTGATTGCTGAAGTGATGACTCCAACGATGTTGCCCACGATGTCAATGACACCGCCTGCAATAATGCCTACGCCTTGAAGTGCTTTGCCCAATACCGTGCCGATTACTGGTGCAACGTAGTCGGCGATGAGTTTGCCAAATGCCAAGAATGAATCCATATTGTCACCGATGGCGTCTTTGACGTATCCAAAGGCCTTGACCAAGCCGTTCCAAATAGGCAAGAAAACGGCTGAAATTGTTTGACCTAAGGTAGTGATGTAGCCGGTCAATCCACCTGACTTTTCTGAAAATGCGTTTGAGACCTTTTCAACGATTGGGATCACATTGACCGTCATAAATGTCATCAGCTTTTCCAGGATTGGAAGTAATGCAAAGCCGATAGTCTCTTTGGCTTCATCAAAAGTGACCTTAAGCCGTTCCATTCGGCCTGCAAATGTGTTGGCGTTGGCCGTGGCGGCACCTGCGAATAAAGTCGAAAGTCTGCCCTGGACTTCTTCAAATGACATGGCTTTGAGTTCAGCTGACGAAAGGCCAATGCCCAACTTACCCAATGCCGCTGTGTTGCCGTCATAGGCCTTTCCTAAGGCGTTTGCGACCCCTTCCAGCGGCTTTCCGGTCTGTGCTGATATATCCAATGCCAATGCCAGCAAATCCTGTGCTTTGCCTGCATCGTTGGTCGAAAGTGCCAGGCGTGCCATCGCTGGCCGAAGCTGATCGTCGCTAACCCCTGTGGCCAATGACATTTTGAGGATTTGCTTTTCAACGGATGCTATTTGATCGTTGGTTGCACCGGTAGCATTTTTGAGTGCTCCGGCCAATTTGACTTGCGCAGCTTCATCCTCGATTGCAGCCTTGACGCCATCGATGCCAATCTTGATGGCATAAGCCCCGGCAGCTGCGGCAGCGGCAGCAAATGCCAGGCCTGCCTTTTTGCCAAAATCACTGATTTTGCTGGATGAATTTTCAACGTCGGAATTTGCTGCCTTCAGCGATTTATTCAGCTGATCAACATCGGCAAGAATCGAAAGCTTGAGTGTTCTTGATCCGGTAGCCATTACCACTCCTTCAAAATTTTATCGAATGAATTTTCCCACTCATTGATGATATATGGCTGTTCGGCACGCAGGGTTGGATAGATGAACCATCCACGCGATCCACGGCCTTCACGACCTGACCACACCGGAAATTGCTTGAATCTATTTGACCCAAATTCTGAACCACCCCAAAGCTGTTGAGTAGTTGCCCCACCGCTGAATTTTTGACCTACGAATCCAAAAGAAATTTCACCAATTTTGCTTGACTTACTTACACGCGATCCATCAGCAATACGGCCTGCTACATTGCGTGATTGCAATGTGCCTGCCTTCGCCTGAATCTTGCTCTGCAAATATGTGGCCAGTGCATTAGATGAAACTTTTGCCTGAGATATGGCTTCATCATCCATTGCCTTGAAAGCTTTGATGACACCGCGAAGATCGCTTTTATCGTAGGCGATAGCTTCATCGGTCATTTTTTGCCTCCAAAATCTCGATGGCTGTCAATACATCTTCCGCAGTCTCCCAATACTGCATCGGAATTCCCGTTGCCAAAGCTAGATCGACAAGAATTCGACCTATGCTTCCGGGTCTATGGCTTTTGGGTTTGTCTCTCCCACGGTCACTTCGACCACGGTATCGCACCAAATTTCATAAGGTTTCACCGGCTTTCCAGCGTTCTCACGTTTCATGGCGTGATATGCCAGGAAAAGAAGATCGGATATACCGATCTTCTCTTGCGCCTGCGAAATAATGTTCCCGGTCAGTTTTTCCCACTTTGCCCACTCAGGTGGTTGCGCTGTGTAGATTTCCTGATTTCCAGCTGTGTATTCGATTGTGATTGGTAGTTTCATTTTCTCCCGATTTCTTTTTTAGTCGAGCACCGGCGTGGTCACGCAAGTGAAGGAAAGTGATGCTGTGAGTGCATCAGGTGCAGTACCGCCAAGTGCCGGGAAGATTGGCTGAACGTTGAACGCGTATGCCACCCCTGCGACTGTGAAAAGAACTGGCAGTGCTGTATTTGGTGCAGATGCAGCTGCGTTCCAAAGAGCTTCGCATAATGACGAAACTGCGCCAAAATCTTGAAGCATTTCAACTGCGAAAGTGCCCTGGGTGTCTGTGGTGTAGTAAGCCTTACCATCGAGTGTCTGATATGTATTGATTGTGGAATCGACGGTCAGTGTTGCTGAAGTAGCTTGAGCATCATAAGTATCACCATCGATGGTGAATGTGATGTCTCTACCGGTGATGATAGTTGTCATTTTTGCTCCTAGTTGTTTTCCTGGGTGAAATAAGTCGAAACGTTCAAATCTGCAACGAGCAAATTTGATGCACCGACCGAAACGATTGACGGCCTTTGAACATCGCCGACCACGTATCCTGGGGGCATAGCTCCCAAAATGCTGATGATGAGTGCTTCGAGTTGATCTAAAGCACCGCTATTTGCGTTATTTGCGACCGCTGCGGTCACGATAAAATTGACTTTGACCTTTGTGACTGCGCCATTGATTAGCGTACTTTCAAGCCACGGTGAATCCGGAATGATGACGCAAGCCGGTGGAATCACGGCTTCCGGTGCTACTGGATAGACGGATGCTGCAACGCCTGAAAGAGCTGTGGCCAGTGCAGTACGGACATCCAAAAGGGTTGTCATTGGCATATTGAGTCCACATCATAAAATGCAGAGATAAGCCCAATGACACGATTTTGCAGTGATCGACCCATGCGGAATGGCGTTGGCGCAAAATCAACACCTTCAATTTGGCCGCCGGGTGCTGTGACACTTTGAAAGATTTCTGTGGAGACAATAAGAATTGCAGTTTTAACGGCAGGCACGCTTGCATATAATTCGGCAGCTGAACCGCCATCAAGTGTGATCGTTCCCGCTGGAATACAAGGCGTGGTGATGCGATCTGCCTCATCGACGACGGCAGTAACCTCAAAAGCATTGACGGAGTGGTTACTGACGGTATATGGGCCATCTAGTCCATTACCTATTCCAGCGAGAATGACCTCCTGCCCCACGACAAAAAAGTTTGGCCTCAAGGTGTCGATGTAAATAACATCGTTAGTGATGCGTGTTGCAACGACTGCGCTTTGATATTGAGTCAGCATTGGCAAAATTGTTGCCTCTGCACTTTCAATCATCTGATCCAAATATGCGTCAGAATAAAGAGAATCGGAAACGCCAAGGATGACGCGTAATTCATCCGCAGTGACAATATTAGGCATTTCCGATCCCTTCGTCTGCTCGGCCAGTTCGGGAGAGACCTGGCCGATGGTTAATTGGTGTGGATTAGTCCTTGTTGAACGCGTAAGCACCGGCAGCGATTTTTGTCGCTGTTGCGCCATACCCATACATCAAAATTCCAATGCTTCCGTCTGAAATTATGTTTGTTCTCAATTCCAGGCGTGGGCTTTCATACCATGTGTAGGCATCGCGGTTGATGACATACATTGAGTCATCGCCTGTGCCTGAAAGTGCAGTATCGACCCAAAGATCGATGCCATTGACTGAACCACGCAAGCTGCGTGGTTGTGCATTTCCGGCCGCGTTCTGTGGCTGTAGTGCATTGTAAATTGGTCGGCCATCAACGTTGAATGACATGATGCGACCCCACATTGCTGGCGATACAACAATTGCATCCGCAAATTTGAATGTGTTTGAATAGACGCTGACTGCGCCTGCTGAAACCCATGCAAGAAGTTCAGCTGCGGTGATGTCTGTACCGTATCCGGTTGCAGTCTTTGTTGCTCCTGCGATGATTTGTGCAGAGTTATATTCGTTTGTTGCTCTCGCATACTGCGAGCTCAAATTTGAAATCAACTCTGTGAAGAAAAGTGGATCGCTGCGATCTGCGAGCTCAACGGACATGACCTGTGAGCCCTTGAAGGACTTGACATCCACGTTGATGAACTCAGATTCCATAACGACTGGGGTAACTGCGTCTAGTTCATCGACCTGACTTACATCAGGAAGCTGTGTGATCTTTGGAATTTGAAATACAAGGCCTGCTGATGGCAGAGTTGAATTTGAAATTGAGTCAATAGATGCTCTGACATTGTCTGCAAGGCCATTGACCACTTCGCGAAGCTGACGTGTAGGAATAAGTCCTGGATTGTCAGTGCTGCTTGTTGCCGCTGCAATAAATGCACGTGATTCTTCAGAACCACGCATTGCTGCGACTTTGTGCATTAGGTATGTCTCAGGTGAGACAACTGGATTGCGTGTTGCGATGAAATTGACAGGCTTTGGTGCTGCGGCCTGAACTGATGCTGAAGCTTCTACCGTCTCGGCGGCAGTTGGCTCTGTGACGGTGTTTTCCACGACGTCTCCTTCTGTTGATGGTTGTGGTTGTGCTTCTGCATCATCGGATGATGATTCAGAATCTTCGGGTGCTGTTGTAGCTGCGACATTTGACACACGTGCTGAATCAAATGCAGGGTTATGCGTCAAAGCGACGCCAACCAAATCGGCTGAATTGACGATCATTGTTCCATCCTTTGCGTGATTGAAATCGATTGCGTTTGCTTCCACACTGAATCCGTCACGAAGGCCATCCATAGCTTCCTGAATTGCATCAGTGCCGGCTGTGGTCTTTGAGATTTTGAATGTGGCTTCAATAGAATTTCCATCCGGTGAAAGTTCCATTGAAAGTGTTTTGCCGATTGGTCGAGCCGAATCGTGCTCCAAATTTAGCTTCACGTTTGCAGGTGTAAGGGATCCACGCTGAAACTGAACTTTTCCAGTCGATGCTGTAGCCGGTACGCCAAATTCAACGATTTTGCCTGTAATGGTACGGGCTTCCGAATCTGCCGCTGTGATTGTGAATGGGGTTGTTATTTTCATGAAATGAGCTCCTCTGATTTGCGAATTTCTTCAACGGTAAGTGCTGGATTGCCATTTGCATCAACGATTGAATTTAATACTTTGTAAATATTGGCTCTTTCCAAATCAGAGCCGCGAAGATAATCGCTGAGATCATATTCAACACGCTGTGATTGTGGTACGAAATCCGGCATCGATAATCTTTCGGAAATTGACGTCATCAGTGGAATCAACGAGAAATCCAGCAATGTCTGACGCTGTGTTGTCGCGTTACTATATGTCATTGATGATCCAGTCTCCGCATCGACGTAGTAAGCCGGGATGCCCAAAGCCCTGGCAAGCTCGGTCGAAACATACGAACGGGCTTGATTTAGCTGAAGTTTTTCGGGGTCGAATCCGACCGCTTCCATTGTTACATCAGCATTGAGAAATGCCGTGCTGCGATTTCGTCGAGCTGTGCCCCAGGAATCAAGAAGCTTTGTGATGCGATCCGCTGGAAGGGATGTGCCGTTGCTTTTGAGCACCATTGAGGGTACTGGCTCGCGTGCATACATCGCAGCGGCACGTTCTAATTCCGCACCTGTACGGACTGTCTTTCCAGCTCGATTCAATAGACCTTCATCGACGCCGTTAAATACTACGAGTGAACCGATGCCTGAATTTGGTACGGGTGATCCATCCACCATGTAATATTCAATTTCGGTTGCAAGTGAATTGGTCTGAATAGTGACGCGAGCCGGTGAAACGCGTTGAACGCTGCGTACTCGATACGTATCAGAAAATAATTCTGTAATTTGCCAATATGCGTATCCATAGAAAAGCAAATCTTCGCAAGTCCACACGTAAGTCGCTGATCCTGGCACGCGTGGATCAGGTGTGCGAATGACGCGTGGTGTTGCATCTTCAATTTCCATCCCGGTGCTGCGATCAATGACTTGAAGGCCAATCGATGCAATGGATGAGCAAATAATATTTCGGCCGCGTGCGACGGTTGGCACGGACATGGCTTCTTCGCGTGTAGCTGTATTTGCGCCGCCGAAAAATGGTGTGAGTGAATCAAGTGATGTCACTGGCAATGATGCAGCAATATCTGCACCGGATGCAGGCGTCACCGATTGCACTTGACGCGTTGCAAAAATGTCACGTATTCCCATGTGAGAATTTTCGCCTACTTATAGCACTAGCCCACCATTACATCGATTTCCGTCTCCGGGCGTGTCGCGAAATGTGAAACGAGAGCTGTCGCCACGGCCGCGGCAATTGCGGATTGGCTGGCACGCCTTCCCATAACCCAACCGCCATCACCTCGACGCAGCTGAACGGCTGAAAGGATTTGGGCAGTGAGTTCGCTTTGATTCCGGTGCTTGAGTCTGCCGCTGTTAATCGCACCGAGCATTTCGTCGCAGCTTTGTGGGTAGGCCGTGTCCATGTCATAGATTGGGATGCCTGCCGGTTGCATACGAGCTGCGACTGCGCCACTGGTTTTTCGGCTGTAGAGCAAATACTCAATGGGATACTTTCGGCAATATGACGCGGCATCATTGGCGATGGCCTTGTCATCAAGCTGTCGATCGTTCTCCCAGGTGTGCAAGAGCTTCACGACGAATGATTCATCTCCAAGCTTTTGAGCACCGACCAATGCGCAATGACGGCGATCCGGTGAAATGTCCAAAGCAAGCCATGTCAGCTTTTCTGTATCCAAATCAACGGATTCATCGGCGCAAGCTTCCCATGCCTGGGGATTGACCACGCTGGAAATGGTCTGAACCCATCTGCACAATACCTCGGTCATCACGACTTCATGTGGATCGTTTAACGTTGCCCGGATATTGTCGATGTGAATAACGTGACCCAAAGCCGGATTCGATGCGATCCAATTATTTTGATCGTGAACGTCATCAGTCGGTGCTGACCACTCGGCATAGAAAATGTCATCGTCTGCACCCGATGCAGCTGCGATGCCCCTTTCCCTAGCCAAATTCAGCACAAGGCTGTGACTATCACCGGCATTTGTGAAGGCGTTGATGCTGGGATTTTTGGCGGCCATCAAGGTATAACGCAAACTGGCAAACGATTCAAGATCGTGCATTTCGCGAAGCTCATCCAGGTGAACGGACTCCGGCTTGCTCATACCACGAGCAGCTGAACCGCCGGCCTTAATCACGAACCTGCATCCGTCCAAAGTTTCTATTTCTTCCGCACCGTGTTGCCATCTGATGCGTTTGACTTGCTTTGCCAAATCATCGTTGGACTCGATCATCGCAACCAATGCTCGGAATTGTTCCAGGGATGTGACCAGCCGGTGAGCCGATGCTACTTGCAGCGAATCTTTCCAGTGGAAAAGGTTCATCGCTATCAGTGCCAGCATGTAGGTACTTTTGCCATTTTGCCTGGCTACGGTCGTGACCCGGAATGGATGGGCATATCTTCCATCAGCTTTCATCTTCAAGCTGTGAATCGCCAGCCATTTTTGCCAGGGCATGAATCCACCTGGGATGACTTGACTCGCAAAATCAATCAATTCAAGCCCACGTGTAGGCAATTCGTTCAGCGGCGTGTGGATTCTAGGCCGTGATGATCCAAAGATGCGAGCTGATTCCGGTTCAAAAACCGATTGCAGCCGATTTGAGCCTGTTTCAGCTTGATGTCCACTATCTATGACCAGTTCAGGCTTATTCATGGCTTATGCTCACGTTTTGGGGTATATAACGTTCAT